ATGTTTTAGACAAAGATGATATGTCAAAGGTTAACCTTGAACAGGTGGACGTAGTTAATACTGTATGTCCTTGTGCTGGGTTAAGTTCGTTGAGTGTTTCTGCTAGTGCTGACTCATCTGTTAATGATTGGATGATTAATACTACTAAACATGTATTAGAGAATATGCAACCAAAGGTTTTTTGGGGTGAGAATGCGCCACGTCTTGCAACTAAATTGGGTTCACCGGTTGTCGAGAAGATACGTAAGATTGGAAAGGAGTATGGTTATACCTTTTCGATATACAAAACAAAGAGTCTATTGCATGGCTTAAGTCAGGTAAGAGATAGAACTTTCTACTTCTTTTGGAAAGGTGATGAAATACCGTTGTTTGATTATTATAATAGACCTAATCAAAACATGTGTGAAATGATTAGATCAGTACCAAGCGATCCGGCTGACCCAATGAATGTGCTTACATCTAACAAAGTGCCTTCACAAGATGATCATTACTATAAATTTATTCTTGAAGAGATTTGTGGTGGTATTACCCATAAAGAATTTGTGGCCAGTCTTGAGCCAGGTCGAAGTGTTAATGCCCAATGGTATATAGAGAAACACAGTGATTATACTAAAGTTGCTGATTGGTTAAGGAAGAATGGTAATCCAAAGGCTGCAGATAAAGCATTGAGAAATGCAGAGAAAATTGCTGGTGGTGGTAACCTTATGAGACGTACTAGTGAAATCCCATCTGATTATACAGGTGCCTTTGTTGGACATCTTCCTATGAACGTAACACACCCTGATGAAGATCGATACTTAACATATCGTGAAGCTATGGAGTTTATGAAGTTGCCTAGAGACTTTAATATCATTAGCCCTAAGAAGAATCTTAATCATATCTGTCAGAATGTACCTCTCACGACAGCAGCTGATATGGCAACTAATATTAAACGGTATTTAGAAGGGACATGTGAAATGATTAGAGATGATTATCTTATTCAAGACAATAAATCTAAACAACTAGTTATGACAAATAGGTCAAGTTCTTTAGAAGAATTTTTAAAATAACGGTGTACTTTTACCGCGTTTTGTGTTATAATAGATCTATCAAGTAGAAAAAAGGAGAAATATATGAGTATAATGGATAAACTCAAGAAGAATAGTAGAATTAAGGAATCGGCAATCCTTAACAAATCTAAGCTATTCACTAATCAGGATATGGTACCTACATCAGTTCCGATGATTAACGTAGCATTGTCCGGTGATCCCGATGGTGGATTAACATCAGGCCTAACTGTACTTGCCGGACCATCGAAGCACTTCAAAACTTCGTTTGGTTTGTTAATGGCTGCAGCTTATCTTAAGAAACATGATGATGCTATTATGTTATTCTATGATTCAGAGTTCGGCTCACCACAATCATACTTTGAAAGTTTCGGTATTGACACTAGTAGAGTATTACATACACCAATCACTGACGTTGAAGAGCTAAAGTTTGATGTGGTAAATCAGTTAGAAGCTATCGAGAAAGAAGATAAAGTTATTATTGTTATTGACTCTATTGGTAACCTTGCATCTAAGAAAGAAATGGAAGATGCTAAGAATGAGAAGAGTGTTGCTGACATGTCACGTGCTAAAGCCTTGAAAGGTTTGTTTAGAATGTGTACACCATATCTTTCAATGAGAGATATTCCAATGCTTGCAATCAATCATACCTACCAAACAATGGAGATGTTCTCTAAAGCTGTTGTGTCTGGTGGAACTGGAATTTACTATAGTGCTGATAACATTTGGATCATTGGTAGACAACAAGAGAAAGAAGGTAAGGACATTAAAGGTTATAACTTTATTGTTAATGTTGAAAAGTCTCGATTCGTTAAAGAGAAGAGCAAGATTCCTATTGGTGTAACTTGGGAAGGTGGTATTGATCGATACACTGGTTTATTAGATGCTGCTATTGAAGGTGGATTTGTTGTTAAGCCTACGATGGGTTGGTATTCAAAAGTGAACACCGCAACCGGTGAAGTCTCCGAAGATAAGTTAAGAGCTAAAGCATTAGATGGCGAGTTCTGGGAACCTATCCTTAAAGATCAAGCCTTCAAAGACTTCTTAAAGAATAAGTATGAAATCGGTCATGCCACTATGATTAAAGGTGATATCTCTGAATGAATTTAGAAACATTAATATTACGTAACTTAATTCAAGATGCAAATTATACTAGAACAGTAATACCTCATATCAAGCCAAAATACTTTAATGGTCCTCATAAGATTTTATTCAATGAGATTGTTAAGTTTGTTACTGAATATAGTAAAATGCCTAACGTTGAAGCACTTAATGTTGAGCTTCAGAAGAATGGTAATATCCATCAAGATGAAATCGGTGAAGTGTTTGCTATCGCTAATGATTTGGATAAAGTGATTGAAGATACTAATGCAGAATGGTTAACGAAACAAACTGAGAAGTGGTGTCAAGATAGATCTATTTACCTTGCCATTATGGAATCTATTGATATTATTGATGGTAAGCATGACACACTTCAAAACAATGCATTGCCTGAATTATTAAGTGATGCATTAGGTGTTTCATTTGATACTAACATTGGCCATGACTATATTGATAACTCCGATGATCGCTATGAGTTTTATCATAGAGAGGAAGAACATTTACCGTTTGACTTAGAGATGTTTAACAAGATCACTAAAGGTGGACTTGTTAACAAGAGTTTGAATATTGCCCTTGCAGGCACAGGTGTAGGTAAGTCTTTGTTTATGTGTCATGTAGCTGCAGGTGCTTTAACACAGATGAAAAATGTGTTATACATATCTATGGAAATGTCCGAAGAAAGAGTTGCTGAACGTATTGATGCTAATCTGATGAATGTACCTATTGACCAGTTAGAGAACTTAAGTAAAGATATGTTCGATAAGAAGTTACATAAGATTGCTAACGGTGGTATTGGTAAGTTGATTGTTAAAGAATATCCTACAGGTGCTGCTAATGCTTCTCACTTCAGAGCCTTACTTAATGAGTTGAAGTTAAAGAAGGACTTCATACCAGATTTGATTTGTGTTGATTATCTAAACATTTGTTCTAGTAGTAGAATGAAAGCTGACGGTGCTGGTGGGTCATATCAATATGTTAAAGCCATTGCTGAAGAGCTACGTGGCTTGGCTATTGAGAATAACCTACCTATACTATCCGCGACTCAAACAACACGCGGTGGTTATGGTAATTCAGATGTAGGACTTGAAGATACTTCGGAATCATTTGGTCTACCAGCAACGGCAGATCTAATGTTTGCTTTAATCTCTACTGAAGAGTTGGAGAATCTAAATCAAATAATGGTGAAGCAATTAAAGAATAGATATAACGATCCAACAGGAGCTACAAAGAAATTTGTCGTTGGAATTGATCGAGCTAAGATGAGATTGTATGATGTCGAAGACTCTGCACAATCGTTAAATTTGGGTACTGTTCAAGCAAGTACCACTAACAACTTTGAAGGATTTACAGTATAATGAAAAGAACAAATAATATAAAAACAGTAGATAAGGTAGCAACACCAGTAACACACACCACAAGAACAAAGGCCACATTAGTGAGTTATTCAACACCGTCAGAAGAGTTTAAAGAAGAAGGTTTGGATGATGTAAAAGACTTAGTTGCATACTGTGCAAGAGTAAGTAATCCAAGTAATCAAAACAATACAGAAACAAACGAAAAACTTGTTAAGTATTTGATGAAACATAAGCATTGGTCACCACTTGAAATGGTATCAGCATGTTTAGAGATTGAAACTACACGTGATATTGCTAGACAGATATTAAGACATAGAAGTTTTAGTTTCCAAGAGTTTAGTCAACGTTATGCTGATCCAACAAAGGACTTAGACTTTGAATTACGTGAAGCACGTTTACAAGATCCTAAGAATCGACAGAACAGTATCGCACTTGATATGTCTGATGAATACGAAGGTGGTTTACAAGATCGTTGGTATCAATGGCAAGAACGAGTTATAAACGAATCGAAGTTAGCATATAATTGGGCTATTGACAACGGTATTGCCAAAGAACAAGCAAGA